GAAACGCCCAGCTGTACACCACCTTCGAGTAGACCTTGAACGATCTGTCCCATTGGAGTATCCAATACTGTGGCTCTACCCATAACATCATTTCCTTCAAATTGAAGTTTTTCGATCTTATGGGAAACTTTATCAAGATTAACGGTCGGTCCTTCAGGGTGGTTTAATTCACCAACTGCACGACCTTTTGAAACCTGTGTATCGTTATATCTACCGATAGCAGATTCCATTACGTCTTGCGGATATACCCGACCATTTCTATTCTTTGCATTGGCCTGTGCAAAAACTCCTTCAATAATATACTTCTTCTTACCGTCTTTTGCTTCGGTAAGAACTTCAATATTTTGATCAGTAAATTCTGAAATAAGTTTCATATTGCACTTCCATTTCTCTTGTTCTTATATATTTATAATATTATTACTTTCTACTCAGAAGAATTTTAGTCCTCTTCTTCAGTAGCCCCATCCTCTTCCGCTTCATCATCGCTTTCTGTTTCGGGGTCAATCTCGTCTTCTTCATCTTCTGGTTCACCATTGTAGATTTGTCCGGCGAGTTTAACTCGTTCTTGGTCCATAACGTCATTTAGCTTTACACTAATAGCATCACCAAAAATTTCATTAGCTTTATTATAATCTTTGTCTAAAGCAGCTTGGACAAGACCAGCTAGTGGATTTTCTTCTGTTTCAACATCACTCATTATCATCTCCTTGAGGTTGTTCTTCTTCACCGGCTTGTTTAGCCAGCTGTTCAATGTCATCGTCAGAGAACATTAATACGTTCTTCATTACCCATTCTTTTGAGAAATATTCACCAATGTAATTAGACATTTGGTCTAATGTTTGAATTCTTTCTCTTAAAATCTCGGTTTCTTTTAATTCTGTAAAGTGGTTATCTCTCATGAAGTCGATAAGAATATCTTCTTTCATGTCAACCCAGTCTTGTTCAGTCACAATACCTTTGAGAACAAGTTGTGTTTTAAGAATACCCATAAACAAGTGAGCAAACCGAGCACGAAGTCTGTCAATAAACTTCTGAAACTTAAGTTCATCCCGAGAAATTTCACTGGCTCTACCGAGACTAAATTGTGCTTCTTGCTCCAAACGATTAATTGGAACATTCAGAGCACGATAGAGTTTCTTTTGGAAATAAAGAATATCATCAATCTGACCAAGATTCTCACCACCGGGTAATGTACTAATCTCAGTACCTTTACCACCTTCGCGACGTGGTAACCAGAAATCTTCGAGCAATGATTGATGTTTACGATCGTCTTTGATTTCACCAGTAGAAGCATCATAGACAAGCTTGTTGCGGTAGCGAGTCATGATATCTTTCATGTATTGTTCGGATTTACCACGTGGTAAGTTACCCACGTCAATATAAAAGATACGACGTTCTGGAGCACGTGCCAAACGATAGATGACCAAAGAGTCTTCCATCATTCTTAACTGATTGATTGGCTTCAGTGCTTTATGAAGGTATGATAATACTTTTTTTCTTGTCTCGTCAAGAAGACCAGATGTTACGTATGAAACTGAATCAAGAGAAAGTTTAACACCAGATGTCTGAGCTCCTGGCTTGTCTTGATAGATAAAATACTCATCTACCTTTTCAATGAGGTCTGCTCCAGTTGCTGGATCTTTTTTCTTCTTGACTTGTTTTACTTTACGTATACGTGCTGAATCAATAGGACGAATGTCAACGATACCTTTTTTCAAATTTGATTCATCAACTACAAGATGGTGATAGATTCTACCATCTACGTACCAACGTCTAAAAATATCGTGGCCAAGTTCATTGAAGTTTATCATTGAACAAATGCCATCAAATTCGTCTTTAATTTGTTTCTTAATACTATCAGATACGTCTAGGTTATCCATATCAATTGTAATTGGATCTTCTCCGCCAACAATTGCCTCGTTAACAATATCTTCGATAGCAGCATCCACTTCAGGATGCATAGCAACTCCACGATACTTCATAATCAATTGATGATTATCTTTAGCGTCGTTTCCGTCTAAATTTAAATATTGGCCATAGTGAGATCCGGCAGCTGTTACATAACCTGCGCCGTCTTCGTCACGCGCGGGTACAATCGAAGGAGCCTTCTTCGGATCTTCTTCAGGCTTATTTCTTTTGATTTCAAAACCAAATAATCTAAAACCGCGGTCTGATTCTGCCATGTTAATTCCTTATAAGAGAAGGAGCGAGCTTTCCCCGCTCCTTCTATATATTATTAATTAATCAGTGGTGTCTGATGTCCAGTACTGATACTGCCAAGTGATTGAGAATATTTCGATGGTGTCATTATCACCATAGCTCAATTCAATTGGAGCAACTTCTGAAGGCCAAGCATCTCTGAAACGATATGTCTTAATGACATTCTCGTCACGATCAAATTGCTCAACCTTAAGATCTGCAAAGTACAGATCAGGAGCCTGTGTACCACCGGCATCTGCATGGTTTGCGATGGCATTCATCCAACGCTCCATTGCGTTCCTAATCTTAAACTCTGTATCGTTGATTACTGTTACTGTCCAAGCATCGAATGTACGATCCCCAGCAACTTTTAACTGACGTCCACGGAAAGGAATTACAATTGTTCCTACCGTTGAGCCAGGAAGCTGTGCTGTTTCACACATAAACGATGCGAAGTCAACATCCAGACCAACACCGAGACCACCCCGTGGGTTAGCCAGCGTCACCTGAAAGAGGTTACCGCGGGCACCGCCACCGGTTAGTCGTGACTTAAATTCATCTACACTACCTAGTGCCATTAGTTATCCCTCCTTAAAATGCCTGACCAGTTACTTCTTCGAAGCTAACGCCAGTTCTAACAGCTACAAAATTCAGAGTAATGTAGTTGATGGAACGAGCAGGCTTGATAAAGATATTAGCAATAAATTGATTGCTGTCTACAACAACCGGTGTATTGACTGTTTCATCAGCCACAATCCGGAAGTCTGTAATACCTCTACGACCTTTAACGTCTCTGAGTACTGGTTCAATAATGTTAACAAATTCTGCTCTTGTAAATTCATCGTTGAATTCAAAGAGAACATCTTTAGCAGCTCTTTCAATTGCTCTTTCGAGTGTCAAGAACAAGCGACGTACGTTAATACGATCGAATGCTGATGGCCTTGCAAGTGCTGTCTTATCACCGAAGAGATGAATACCTCTGCCCGGTAGATTTACGATCGGGTTGACACTTGCTTTATACAGAGTGTCTCTGCGAGTTTTGTTTGGATTATAGTTCAAGGATGTTACACCAAGAAGAGCTCCACGACGTGTACCCGCTGGTGAGAACCAAGGAGCAGCTACACGATCTGTTTCGGCCATAAGACCAGCAACAGATGAAGAAGCAGGAATCTCAATGTATTGATCATTGTACTTGTCGTAAACTTTCAGATAGTTACCAATCATAGTTGAATAACTTGATCCCGTGAAAGTAGCGGAAGTTGTTGTAATGTTTGTTGTAATCGTAGCTTCACTTGTCTGATTTACAATATCATTACGAGCTGGACCAGTAACAACAATACAGTCTTTACGAGATGCAGCAATTGAAATCAAGTCGTTAGTAACAACAGTCTGATCAGCACGTGCTGTCATACCAGGAGCAATCAAGAAGTCAACTTCAATAACGTCTTTGTCTTCAAAAAGATCAAAGGCATTGAGGTATTGACCATTTGAAATTGTTCCAGAGTTTGTGCCAGAGTCAAAATTAAAGTTGACTGCAGCTTCACCAGCTTGGGTTCCCAAGAACGTTTTGGCTGTACCAGCTGTAGTTGCTGTACCAGCGTTACCAAAATTAGTAAAGTTAGAATCAAAGTCGATAAAGTGAACGTAACGTGAACGTTCATTCAACACGTCTTTAATATAGATTGACGATCCGTCATCTACGTTTTTAGCATTTGAAGCTACTGAAAGAAACGGAAACGCTTCTAGAACAGTTCCACTAGTACCAGAAAACTGGCCATTGACATCAACCACTGCTACGTGAACTTCGTCGTTCGTGCCGTTGCGCGCAGAAGCCCAGTCAGATGTAGAAGGCGCTGCATCAAAAGAACTCTTATAAGTCCAAGCATCAAACCCGGAATCTCCGATTGATGGCGGACAAAGAGAAACTCTTAATGAGTTACCAAGTGTTCCTGGATAACGTGCTACAAATGTATGACCATCAGAGTCGAGAGCTGAAATTTGTGCATCGAAATTAGTTTTGTTCTTGACAGTCGGTACGGTGTAAGTACCAACAGCGTATGAAGAAGTTTGACCACTAGTCGCTACCGCATTCCCTGCAGAAGAATCTGCGATACGTACTAGTTGAAGTGTGTTTGAATAACGCAGAAAATATGCTGCGTCATGGAAATTAACTGAGTGGGCAGTATTTGGCGCGCCAAAGGTTTCTACTAGCTCTTCTTCATTAGCTACTAGAGTAGTTTGATCGGCCGGTCCCCACATAAATTTACCTGCGTACGCCCCAGTAGAGGTCTGAACATTAGGTACACCACCTGTCAGATCTACTTCTTTGACGACAACCGCAGGAGATTCAGATGGTGCGAAAAGTGCCATGATTGTACCTCTTGGGTTTAATTTTATGGTTCATAATACGATTATTTTCACTATGCAGTTATATTTATAATATTATATATTTTCATCAAATTCAATTACCCATTCAGGTTTTTCAATCTGATCTATAAATTCAGATCCATCGTCGATGAATCCAAACGGTACGATATCGTCTTCAATTTGTTTCATTCTGTCTTCAAACAACATTTTCTTTAAATCAATATCTGTCATATCAGAAAAGAATTGTGTTTGAGCAAAGAATCCAAACATGACTAAATTCATGACTAAGTCATCATGATTACCGTCTGATGCCTCATATGACTGACCTTTTGCTTCAAACGTGGAAATTTCTAAAATAGTGTTTTCATCTACTATCTTTAATTTGTTGTTTTCTAAGATGTCTTTAAAACCTGAACAACCGAGTCTTTTGACTCTACGTGTCATAGTTACACCAATAGCATTAGCTTTAATTGCTGATTCTACGTGAATATTCTCATATTCTAACTCGTGATACAATCCATTTGCAACCAGAGATCCTTGGTCATTTGACTCGACAATCACATAAGCTTTGTTGTAGATATTTGCATACTTATAAATAATATTCGGGAAGAGCAATGGAGAGATAGTATTGTTGCGGTACACAGCAACTTGCTCAAAAGGCGACACGCTAATATCGATCACGTTAAA